ATTTTATGAATTGACAATAAATTTATTCTTTGCGACGCACAACACGTTTTTTCACCTTTTTAGTAGTATCTGTTGGTTCTGCTACTGGTTCTGCTACTGATTCTGCTACTGATTCTGGTTCAGGTTCAGGTTCTGCTGCGGCAGGTACAAACTTATTTACTTTAGCAGGTGCTTCTTCTTCTTCTTCACTTGCGACCACTTCAACCGCTCCACCGACATCATTTGCTACCCCATCTTCTCTTGTGGATGTATTCAATTGTGTAACTTCCTCTGATGTTAGATTGATAAAACATTTACCTGAAATAGAAACTTTAGGTTTAACTACTGCTTGATGCAACCTCCAAGTAACTCCAAACTTACCATTTACAAAATATACACCTCCACATTTAATAATGGTAGCCACTTGACAACCTTTTGGAATAAGGTCAACTGGCGATACTTCATTTGTCATCACCGGTCCATATAGAGGAGATTGGTCTACATCATAAATTTCACACTTAAACTTCTCGTCCCAGCAATCTAGCTTTACGCGAAGGGTAGGCGACGCACCTTGACGACGTTCTCCAGTTTCACTATCTTTAGGCCAATACAACATAGGATTGAATAGAACATCTACTTGTGCGGAGCTGAGTTTTGGTTTGTTGAACCATTCTTTTGAATAAGTAATTGCATCATTTTTCACCTGTTCTTCCATCGCTTCAATTGCTGCAAGAGCTGCAGTTGTCTGTTCTGTGGCATAGTCTTCTTTTGGAAATTGCAAAGACATATCAAATGATTCACGTCCACTTTGTTCGTCCTTGCGAGTGTTGACCCCCCAAGTAAGCATTAGAGGCATGCTAACGTGCAATTGACGTTGAGTGTGTTTGTTATTAATACGTACGGATTTGCCACCAGCCTTGTTTACCACCGGCTTGGCGTATACGATATCCTTAGAAGGAGTAAATTGGGTTGCTGCGATGATCATGTCGGTGTTAGAAGCGCTCATTATCTATGGTATGTATAATATTATGGTGTCGTTTCTCTATTTCAATTTTTTGATAAATACATATAGTAGTATCATCAAAACAGAAAACATATAACTTGTAAAATTAAAAGTAGTTAAAAGTTTTTAATAAAAAATTGAACCATTAAAATACATATATGGGTTGTGTTACTGAAAATGACTATGTTATACGGTATTCGCAAAAATAATTCGAATGATAAGTATTCGAATTATTGTGAAATAGGTGAATGTTGTGTGTGTATGGAAGAAACATCTGGAAGAAGTCAGCAATTTTATAGTTGTTCAAATGTGGGTACACATTATATTTGTAATTATTGTTATATGGAATGGGAAAGACAGAAAGAAAAAAATGGGTGTCCTACTTGTAGAGCACCTCATTTAATTTTAAAATAAATTACAGGCTATTTATATTATACTGCGACAGGCTTTGGAGTAGCTTTTGCAAAATGTGGGCTCATAAACTTTTGTAGGTTAAAGTAGGTTAGTTCATCTTCCGATTTAAGATGAAGAAGAGCCTTCAACTTATCATCTGCTAGAATTCGTCGACCATTAGTAGGGTCTTGTAGTTTATGTTCCCTAATATAAAAATTAATTTCTTTAGTTACATCTGTTCGTGCCAATTCAGTACCTTTCGGCTTATCCAAAAAGGAAGCCAGTTCATCACTAATAAGGGTAGGTTTTACAAAACCACTAGGCTGGCGGTTCGCTTTAGCATTCTTACTCTTCTTTTTTGCCTTATTGGCTTGCTTGAGTTCGCGTGCAGTTTTTTTCTCTAGTGTTCGCAAAGCGGTTTTAAGACCAGTAAGATGTTGGGTCAAAGATTGTACTTGACCTAGAATACTGGTAAATTCATCTGATAGTGATGTTTCAAGCGTAGCATCCACAGATGCGGCTGGAGTATCTACACTAGTTTGTGGATCAACAACTTCATTACTCATTTTTGAAACATCTTTCACCGGAGATGGTTTTACATCTTCTTGCTTCTTTTGTTTTTCAGGAGTCATTTTTTTAGATTGAGTTTTTAGAGGCGAAGACTGCATTTCAGGCTGTTGTTCGGGCTTCTTAGTACGGGGCATCTTTTATACATTAACCTTAAGATATCTATTTAAGTGTTTTAACGCAAAATAAACTATTTATCAAGATAAACCCGACCTAAACAATCTCCTTAATCATATACAACCGATTGATACAACCATGGTAAACTTAATGCTGCTTGTTGACTTACTAAAGTCAACGCTCCTAACACATAATATGCTCCTAAAGAACGGTTCGTTGTATCTCTGGCAGATAAAACAATAGATCGTATAATAGAAATACTCATTTGCTGAAGTCGTAATGTTTCAATTGTTTGTAGAGTATTTAATTGTAGCCCTAAAAACGGATTTCCATTAGGAGGACATATTGCCTGCTTGACGCTAAATGTAAGATCTGCTCGGTAACTCCATATATCTACTATCTCTCTTATAAATCGTATTAAATTATGTCTTGAAAGTGATAAAAACCAGGTATGATCTGTATAATTTCCCAAAGCATTAATCTCCTGAAATATATTAAGTACTTCTAATTCAAACCTATTCGTTTCATTCATACTAGGTTCTGGTGTATCAATATCTACATTTACACCATTAAAAAATGATTTTGAAAATTTATGTATTAAATCACATTTTTTTTTCAGGTCTAATGGAAAAATATTTCTATTATATGGATTTCTGTATGGTTTAGGACATTTTAACCAAATATTATAGAGAGATATAATATTGAATCCATATATCATTTTATCTTTGTCTTCAAAACTTACGAATTCCTCAATATTAATTTCTTGAATAGGTTCCATCGTAAAAAAATCTGTTTCATTTACACATATTGAACGTTTGATAAAAGCGGGTCCCTTTGCAAAAATATATTTTTTTAACAAGTGTTTTTTGTATAACTCTTGAATTTTTCGAGCAGGAATATAATTTAAAAGATATTCATGTAAACGTTGAATTAATACATCTTTGTTACCGGATGTTCTCTGTTGATAATGTTTACACATATATTTTAATTGTGGGACTGTATATTTACCCTTGCATAATTGGTCTTGTTCTCCTGGAATTAACATAATCAAATTATCATCATAAGTCTTTCTTTTTTTTCGTGGTTTGACATTTTTCTCTTTAAGAAAAGTAGTATTCTGCATACTAGAAGTCTGCATTATATATATATATATATAATCTTTTATGTATTTGTCTAGAGGATATTATTTTAAATGAATACAAATCCATTTTTTTCCAAAAAATCTCTTGTACCTAGCGTATCATATTCATTTTTTATTAATTTTGGCGGATACTCTATTATAGTAGTATTAAACATATTGCCTACGCGTGTGAATGCATCTGCATCTTTTATATACCCTTCTTTCACCAACCAATTACGATAACTATCTGATTTTTTATAACCTTTATATTTTCTGAAAAGAATTAATGCGTCGTTTAAATTCATAATATCATCTCCCATTTGCTCGTGGTAATCTGTTCCGGATATAATACATATGTCTTGAAATTCATTAAACGTAATGTTAAGGGTTTCAAGAATTCCTTTGAAATCATATAATACTACGGTTGATTTCAAAAGAGACAAATAACGCAATACTCTATTACATCCATACACAAACATATCCATATCTTCACTCATACACGCGTATGCTACTTTTGTTTCAACTAATTTTACACATATTCCATCAGATTCACCTTTACATTCATAGTAATTCACACCCATTAAGCTAATAAGTTTTTTAACATTACATATATCTTTATATGATACACGAATAAATTGTTTACGCAATTGTGTAAGTGTGTTTTTATTATAATTAGATGTGGTTTCTTTTATTTGGTTATATTTATATTCTGCTATTGATTTGTTTTTACGTCTTCGTTCAATAATTTTATACTTTTCTATGGGAGGCTTGCCATCAAAAACAAATAATGGAATAATTCCGTTAAATTTGAATAGTGAAATCATATGGTAAAACCCATCTATCAATTCGCTACCATCTCCGTTAAATTTATATAAATATATACTTGTATCTATTGCAATTGTTTTTCCTTTTAATTCCCATAATGGAACCTGTCTTATATGCGTCGAGCAGGTGTTTCGTAGAAAGCGGTTCAAACCTTTGATACCCATTTTATTTGGTTATGTTTATTCAATTAAATAAACATAACTCAATTTTTTAGTTATATGTCAACTAAACTCATTCTCAAGCCATACTTTCTATTTGCTAAATGTGAAAATTTCATCATTGTTTTGTTAATACCATCCTCTTGTAATGAACGTATCGTATATAATTCAAATCGTTTTCCTCCATCTACAGTATTGTTAAATTGTAATATATTTTCGTTATATGTCTTACACCATTTCATAAACATATATGGATTAAACATATATGCACCGCATAATACATAATATGAAAACGTATTTGTTTTCTCTCTATATGTTCTAGAAGCGTATTCAGACGATGGGTCTATTACTTGAGAATATGATAAATTCATATACGCTAAAACTCGATACGATTGTGTGAGAGAAAATAGACTTTCCATTCTTATTGTAAATTCAAAAATAGATTGAAAATCATTCTCATTATTACTGTTATATATCGCACTGTACATTGCATTAATTATTCTTGCCCATGTTTCTACATATGCTTCACATACGTGTATATGTGATTTAATAGGGAGTAATTTATTTACAGCAGTATCTAATGTTGTTTCTATGTGTGACATAGGTTGTAGTCCATATGAATGTAAAGATTCGTGTATAAATACTTTAAACCATTCTTCCAACCGGAATACCACCAACGTATTACTTGGGGAACATACATATGAATAACCGGAATTTATATTTTCAGGGTCCAATATTTTGGCTGAATTATTTGGAAACCCCTTTTTATATCTAGTAAAATAAATTTCAATAGTATTAAACCCTTTACATATTTGTTTAGAATACTTATTACATACACATAGCCAAGAAAATATTTTGTACGCAAACTCTTTTAATTCCGGTTCTGTAAATATAGTTCCTTTTATAACGCCAAGTTTTACAATTATTTTTTGTTTTTCTATATATCCAGTATATATAGTTTGTGAAATCACATCATTTTTAATATTCTCTTGAATTTTTATAGGCATAAATTGGGATGAAAATGAACTTACCTCGAAATTATTAGTTAAAGTATAAATATTTATTTTGTTTGAAACAAACATTTTTTTAATACGCATCATAGCATTATTAATATCGTTATATAACCCGCTTGTGATTGCACGATATTTTTCTGTTTGGTTGTTTATGCCGGTATTTTCTATTATATTTAATATAGTAGTTACCACAGATTGATAATCCGCGTTATATTCCATAATATATAGTTATTTATTATTTGAAAGTTCTTTTCTGACATACATAAGTGTTTCTAAAATTTTTGGTTTTTTTCCTTTAACAAATCTTTGTAACTTGGCATCTTTTGTTAACAATAATATTTGTTTCAACTCGTCATTTTGTGTAAATTTCGTTTCTAAAGCTTTATGCATTACATCTTTATCCCGTCCGCTGTAGAATTTAGGGTCTATTTTAATGCTAGAAGGTCTAACTGTTTTTCCATTATATTTTCCACTAACACTTCCAGCTGCTTTTGCCATACTAGGATTTTGCGATAATTCTCCTTCTGGGTTTGCGTCTTTTGCAAATTTTATATAAAATTGTGGATTATTTTCTTTAAATTTAGAAGCTTGATAATAATGTTCTACTGTATTCCATGTATGTCCGTCCATTTCAAATGGCACTACCCAAAAATTATCTAATTTCCTCCGCCAGTTTGGTATAGAGGCTAGTTCATTAAATTTCATTAAATTATATTTACTAATTTCTTCACCAGAACCTTTTCCTGGAGCAGGTCCACTTGCAGATGCGTTGTAGAATTGAAAAATAGTAGTTGGATCATACATATTCAAAGTAATCATTTCAAAATCTTCTTCCTTTTCTTCGCTTGGTACCGCATTTAATTTTGCCATAAAATCTCGAAAATCCGGTATTAAATAAAATACTCCAGAATTTCTCTCCAAACATTTATCTACTATCTTTGTTTTAACATCATACGGGATCTCTTTAAATGACAACGCACCTTGACTTTTGTAGGTTATTAATGTATAATGGTATCCCAAATACTCTAACATTATATAGTGTGATGGTTTAAATACACCTTCGTCTTGTAAAATCGTATCATTTAATTGGTTACATAAAACAACATTGTCAAAATCTTTTGATTTATATGCCTCCCTACTAAATAAAATTAGCTTTATATTTAATATACGTTCCAAGGTTGAAATGGCCCACGTCTCTCCCCAAAAATCGCACGTTTGAATTATCGCTTTAAATTTATTCAAGGTATCGACACCATCCATAAATGTATATTCATTTGCAATAGCGTTGGCATTTGATTTTTCTTTTTTTAGTTTACTGTGTACTTCTTTTATTTCTTTTGCTTGCAGTGTCAACGCTAAAATAATATCTCTGTCTTTTGTTTTTTTACCGCGTTCCATAAGTTCATTAAACTCTTTTTCACGTGTTTTTATATCTGCGTTTATATTTTGTAATTCATCTAGTGCCATCCCATACATATTTTTGAATCCTTGAAATACCTCTTCCGTTGCGTTATCCGCTAATTTCTCTCTTAATTCTTCTACGGTTACTATTACACCAGCGCGTTTCATTCCATCTCTTATAGAGGCGAATAAACAATCACCACCTCCCTCATTCTCAATAATATTATAATTGTTGTTTTGCATATACGTTTGTATCCAGTCTTCATTTTTATGTTTTGTATATTTTTTTCTTTCGACCGCTGCTTGTGTTTTATCTTGTGATGTAATCGGTATATTTTGTTTGTCTGCTTCGTCAGCTTCTATATCGGCTTCATCCTCGTCTTCGTCAGCTTCATCCTCGGCTTCATCCTCGTCTTCGTCAGCTTCTATATCGGCTTCATCCTCGGCTTCATCCTCGTCTTCGTCAGCTTCATCCTCAGCTTCATCCTCGGCTTCATCTAGTTCGTCTGCATCATCCCTGGTTTTTTTTGTATTATACATAACTTTGTCAATATAATCTTTATTTACATACGAAAATAATTGGATAGGACCGATTTTTTCAATATCTACATCGCCATCATCATCTAATACGCTTGGTTGTGTATTAGACATTATTTCGTATAGTCCAATTTGAGAATGAACCTTATCATTTTTTATAATATATACCGGATAATATACAATTTCTTTATCTATATATGTGAATTTTGGAAGACCTATGGCAATTATAATTGACATTTCAAACAAGGTCATTTCATATAAATTAGCTTCAAAGTTTGTATCTTCTTCGGAGAGATATTTCAGTTCTGAATAGTTTATAGTATCATTCAATTTAGATTTCATTATGTATATAATCCTCTATAAAAATAAACATATATTTCTTAATATAGTAGGAAATATATGACGGTGTGATGATTACGTATTTAAATGATCTATTATATCCATATGCTTGAATACTGTTTTATTTGTAAGTGACACGTGTTCTTTTGGTTTCATTTTTGAAATAGAATTTACGTTGTTTACTATTTTACACCATTTGTCAGATGTATGTAATATATCTTTTCCTGAAAGAATCATACTGCCTGTTATTTCAGATAATTCATCTACTATTTCATTATTGTTTTCTATTTTTATTAGATAAAACATACGTTCTTGAATATTGTGAATGATTTCACAAATTTCTGAAACCTCTACAATCGAATGTTTCGTTAAATTGACTAAAAATACTGCAACTGCTTTTCTGCGAGTATTTTCTTTATTATTTTTACAAAATAAATCGTAATTTGTATCCGGATTGCAATATTCTATTTGTTTAGTATTTTCTTGAAAAGAATTTAATGTTTCATATAGTGATTTATGTATAAAATCATATTTATGATACAGTTTTGAAAATAATTCAGCATACATATTGGAATAAAATGATGTTTCACTTACAATAGAAAATATAGTCGTTCCCAGCTTAACTAAATCGTGCTGTTGTGACAATAATACTTTGTCGATTTCTTCAATAATAATAGGGTACATCGTTTCATAAGTATTGGAAGTAATTTTATTCAAAGTTTTACGAATTACGTCGATGGACCGTTCAATACCTTCATGTACTACACGTTGTGTAGGCACAAAATGTCTAATAGTTTCCCAATCTTCATATTCTCTATCCGGGAGTTTTTTATGATGTGATTTATTTTCTTTTTTCAAGAATTTTGGTGTTTTAACATATTCTGGTGACCCAACTTGTTGTGATATCTTTTGTATAATAGAAATAATACTTTCATCTAAATTATAGTTAATTCCGTTGTGTTTAATGTCTTCAATGTCTGATAAAGTGTACTGTATGGTTGTCATAACGCAGTTGATTGTACATGTTCTACCTCTTCTAAATTGATTTAAATATACAATATCAAGATAATTGTAACTAACTTAAAAAAAATATAATACTTTATGTTAATGTCAACTGATTATAATGATATAAAATGTATTGAAAATTGGGATGACTTAGATATACATCGGAATATACTAAGAGGTATATATGCATATGGGTTTGAAAAACCCAGTCCTATTCAAAAACAAGCGATAACTCCTATGTTAGCGAAAAAAGATTTAATTGCACAAGCACAGTCAGGGACAGGTAAAACAGGATGTTTTACGGTGGGTACACTTGCTGTAATTGATACATCTATACCACAATTACAAGCGATTTTACTTTCTCCAACAAGAGAATTGGCGATGCAAACCCAAAAAGTATTAAATTCTATTGGGTCATTTGATAATAATTTACGAACCCAACTATTGGTAGGCGGCATATCTACTGAGGAGTGTATTTATTCATTAACAGAACACCCACCACAAATCGTAGTTGGATGTCCTGGACGTGTATACGACATGCTATGTAGAAAAAAAATTTTACCCAACACATTAAAATTAATTGTATTAGACGAAGCAGATGAATTGTTGTCTTCAGGATTTAAAGAGCAAGTCTACAATATTTTTCAATTTATGCCCACCGATATACAAGTAGCATTATTTAGCGCAACCTTACCGAATGAATTACATACTCTTACAGATAAATTTATGCGTGACCCTGTAAAAGTACTTGTTAAAGCAGAATCATTAACCCTTGAAGGAATATCACAGTATTATGTAGCTATTGAAAACGACGAACAAAAATTTGATTGCATAAAAGACCTGTTTAGCTCTTTTAGTATGTCGCAGTGCATTATTTATTGTAACAGTGTTAATCGAGTTCAAGATTTATATAATGCTATGCTGAGAGATAATTTTCCGGTTGGTCAAATCCATTCAAATATGGATAAGGAAGAGCGGACAAACAGTTTCGAAAATTTTAAAAATGGTAATACAAGAGTACTAATATCTTCAAATGTAACCGCAAGAGGCATCGACGTGCAACAAGTCAGTACAGTCATTAATTTTGATTTACCGTTGTGTGTTCATACATATCTTCATCGTATTGGGCGAAGTGGTCGTTGGGGAAGAAAAGGTATAGGTATAAATTTCGTAACACGCAGAGATAATCATAAACTAAAAGAAATTGAATGGCATTATTCTACTGAAATTGTAAAAATGCCTGATAATTGGAATGATACTCTTGTAAATAGCGTATAAAACTAGTTATATTCCTTACATTATTATCTTGATAATTAAATAGATGATACAAGATTTGTTATTTAGTAAATCGTCTAAGCCAAAAGAAACAGTCTTAGATCCTTTAAATGCTGCAGGATTTAGAATTCCAATTGCGTATTTAAAGGATAAAACAAAAATTAAAAAAGAATTATCAAATGACCTTGAATTATCAAGTGGAGAAAACCCTTTATATGAATCTATATTTGACGTTCAAGATGATATACATAAATTGTCTTTACATCAACATTCTACTTGGTATACCACAGATAAAAAATATCTAAGAGATACTAAATTTATTTTGAAAACTAATATACCAAAACCTCCTAATCACGAACGGATACTTACATTTAGAAATGATTTAATAAAACCAGAAGATTTTCTAGAAAAATATAATTACGTTGAATGGGATAAATTACAATTTATTAATACAAACAGTCATCTATTACAATGGATGAGTGTTTATAACATATGTTCTCCTATTATATCATTAGCGCTACCGATATTTCTTTTGTTAATACCATTTTTTTTAATACGCATACAAAATAATTCTATAACATGGGATAGTTACTATCAACATCTTAAATTAGTCTTGAAAAATCATAGTCTAGGACAGTTATTTTATATAGGAAGCGCAAGCTGGGACAAACGTGTAATGATATTTATTTCTATTATATTTTATTTTGTTCAAGTATATTTTAATTGTACTTCTTGTGTAAAATTTGTAAAAAATATGACAATAATACACAAGAATATATCTACTGTAAAAGATTACATATCTGAAACTATAACCTCTATGGATTATATTTCAAAAAAATGGATACAATATAAAACGTACCAACCATTTATCGAGAAATGCAAAGAGGTCCGCAACATAGCTATCTCTATAAATGATGAATTACAATCCATATCCGCATTGAGACCTAGTATTTCGAAATTCGGAGAGATAGGTAGAGTAATGCGGGTAAATTATATGATGCATATAGATACAATATGGAAAGACACTATAGAATATTGTGTTCAGTATAATTCGTATATGCATTCTATGCTTTCGTTGAAAAATAAAATTGGTAATAATGTAAATTTCTGCAAATTTAGTAAGTCTACTAAATTCAAAGGTTTAATTTATCCACATTTACCATCTGATAAAGCTATAACTAACGATATTACTTTAGATAAAAACATATTAATTACAGGTCCAAATGCGGCAGGAAAAACCACATTATTAAAAGCCACGATGATTAATGTGCTTTTGTGTCAACAGTTTGGTTGCGGATATTTTAAAAGTGCAAAAGTGCAACCCTATGATATTTTAAGCAGTTATATTAATATCCCGGATACATCAGGGAGAGATAGCCTGTTTCAAGCAGAAGCATCAAGATGTAAATGTATATTAGACGAAATAACAAATAAAAAAAGACATTTATGTATATTTGATGAATTATTTTCAGGAACGAATCCATATGAAGCAATTGGTGCTGCGACTGCATATTTAAAATACATCAATAATAACAAACACGTATCATTTGTATTAACTACTCATTTTCTGGATCTTTGTAGAATATTAGAAAAAACGTGCAATGTTACAAATTTACAAATGCAAGTAAATAACAGCGAAAAAGGATTTGTTTACTCGTACAAAATGATCGAAGGTATCTCAGAGATAAAAGGAGGTATTAAAGTATTAGAAGATTTACAATATCCATCTTCTATAATACAAGACAGCAATATGATTATGAGTAAACTTAAAATTTAATACGTTTATATATAGTATAATTTATATCTATTTTACATAGAAGTAATGTTCACGCCTGAAGGTCTTCGTTTAATTGTATCTGTAAGTCTATGTTTTATGTTATTCGGTTCGGTATTGTATTATTTTAATACAAGAATTACTGCTTTAGAAAAAGCTCTCGTTAAGCAAAATCAAGTGTTAAGTGATTTTATAGTAAATGTTAAAAGTAATGTTATGAACCAACCAAATGATTTACCATCGATAAACGGCGGAGCGAGTGAAGAAGCAATTATGAACGCAAAAGCCATATACAGCTCTAGTACACCATCTAATAAAATAATTGTTTCAGAAGACGATAATATTGCATTACTTTCATCTAACCAAGATAAAGTAGATAGTGATAGCGATAGTGATAGCGATAGTGATAGCGATACCGATAAAGAATCAGTAGAAGTACAAGAACTAGTATCCGTACCAGAACCGGCGCAAGAACCAGAACCGGTGCAAGAACCAGAACCGGCGCAAGAACCAGAACCGGTGCAAGAACCAGAACCGGTGCAAGAACCAGAACCGGTGCAAGAACCAGAACCATTAGAAGTACAAGAACTAGTATCCGTACCAGAACCGGTGCAAGAACCAGAACCATTAGAAGCACCAGAACAAGAATATATAAAAAAAGCTGAAATGAAAATTTTAAAGCTTGAAGATGTAGATAATTTAGAACAACTCAATAACCTCTCTAGCAATCAAGAGCAACCAGATACATTATCAAACACAAAGCAACAAGAATATGAAGATATGAAAGTAGCAGAGTTAAAAGAAATGGCGAAACAAAAAGGTATTCCATATACTAATAAAAAAAAATCTGACCTAATAAAATCTTTATTAGAAATGTAATAATATTCTATGCATATTGTAATGAGTTGGGGAATGTGTGAAAGTGGTTCTAATAACATTCATTTTGATTTTCCAGCAATTATGGCGGATGGTCGTACGTATACTTCCTGGCAACCAGGAAGTAAAATTAGTTCTGATATTAAGAAACAATCAGGTATTACTACAAACTGGCAATATAGACAGTATATGCAGAATAACGCAGATACTATTATCCGTTATAACCAATTAGCAGCGTGTGACGATTGTTGCTCGTGTCCTGCAAGATACGGCGAAGAAACAGAAACAAAAAATAAGTCGAATACTCCATTTTTGTATAAATCGTGTATAGATAAAAGCCAACCTTTTGGTTATAACAATAGCGATTTAAAATCGCAATATCTCACAAAATATCAACTACAGTGTAGAATGTTTACCCCAGTTATGAGTCAAGAACAATTATTAAAAGCAGGATATAAAAACTACAATTAAATGTATTGTATAATATAGTTAAACTGATTATACAATATTAACATAATGATAATTAGCATAGATGTTGGAATAAAAAATCTTTCACTTTGCAAATTAGATTCACAAGCAACCATACAATTGTGGGAAGTGATAGATTTGTCTCAAGAAAATCATTCTGCAACTTGTGAACATATAGGAAAAAAAGGAAAATGTAAACATCATGCAACATACACCGTTGCAGATAAACATTTTTTTTGTAATTTGCATATTAAAAAAAGTGAGTATAGTCAACACATTGCACCTCTTTATTACTACAAAATGTTAACAAAGAAAATATCACAAAAAACACTACTAGAATTAAATACATTTTATTCTCTCGAAGACAATACTCAAGAACAATTAAAGGAACACATTTACAATATAAACGCTACTAAAATACCCAAAAGTATATCTGCAAGTGAAATAGATTTGATACAAGCAGGAATAACTATGAGTAAAAAATTAACAGATTGTCTAGACGATTTTTCAAATATTACTACTGTATTGATAGAAAATCAAATTAGTCCAATTGCAACAAGAATGAAATGTGTTCAAGGGATGATAACACAATTTTTTATTGAAAAAGGCGTACATGATATTCATTTTATTTCTAGTTCAAATAAGTTGAAAGCGTATGATGTGCCTAAAAAAACATATAAAGAAAGAAAAAAATCGTGTATAGTAGTAACAGAAGATTTATTGACAAAAGACAAAAATAATAAGAAATGGATTTCTATATTTAAAAATAATAAAAAAAAAGATGATTTAGCAGATTCATATCTTCAGGGTGTGTGGTACATTAATTATAGCACAACATAATTAATTGCGTAGTCATAAACTTAAAATGATATATTTACTTTGTAAACATGGAACCTGAAATTGTAGAACTTGTTGAACTTCAAGATATTCCAAAAATTTCATTAAACAAATCAGATAATAAATTCGTTGAAAATATCAGTTTAAATGAAACCACTCCCACAACCAAACCCAATTCAGTAAATTTTGGTGGTGGTGTAGAACTTTTGATGAATGATAAACGACGAACAGAAGGAAAAAAATCTGAAAATGGGTCAGATATTAATTTAGCAGATTTGAACGACCTAGAAGCTGAATTGAATACTTTAGTGTCTTCTTCTACACCACAAGAAGGTATAAAAGGGAAATCAACAACGAGCTTATTTAAGGATATTATTAGTAATAATGATAAAATAGATATAAGTAAAAAAGAAAATGGGTCTTCTAAAGCAGAAAGTATAAACATAGGTCCAGCCACAGCACAACATACATCTACTACAGACGACGGTTTTAAAAAATTTAATAATATTCCTATAAATCCAGACATACCCGTTCCTGAAACACCAAAAATGTCAAATGAAGAATTACTAAAACAGAAATTTTCAACGTTAAAGAAACTAGAATCCTTAGAAGCGAAAGGCGTTAAGTTAAATAAAAAATATTCTATGGATTCTAATTTGCAGGAAATGCAAGGTGAATATGAGGTTGTTGTTTCAGAAAAAGAAAAAAGCAACAGCGTAAAATTTCAAGGAAAGATGCTTATGGCGGCGATTACAGGGCTAGAGTTTCTCAACAACAAGTTTGACCCGTTTGATGTCAAACTGGATGGATGGAGCGAACAATTGAATGAAAATATCGATGACTATGACGAAATATTTAGTGAGTTGCACGAAAAATATAAATCTAAAGCAAAAATGGCTCCAGAACTAAAATTATTGTTTCAGCTTGCAGGTTCAGGTATTATGGTACACATGACCAATACGATGTTTAAATCCTCTATGCCTGGTATGGATGATATCATGAGACAAAATCCCGAACTTATGCAACAATTTACACAAGCAGCAGTAAATTCTATGGGGGAACAGAATCCAGGATTTGGTGGATTTATGAACAACTTTATGGGTCCGTCTTCGAGAGAAACACCACAACCAAATATAACACCAGGACCACCACCTGAAGCAATGAAAACTCGTTCAGAGAAAAGTACGCGGTCGCAAGTGCCTGTAAACAGACCAGATATGTCTGCTGCACGTAACAATAATGATGGGGAAAATATATACAATACCTACGAATCTGTTAAAAACCCACCGATGCGTTCATCACCTCGTACCGAAATGAAAGGTCCTAGTGATATAGACAATATTTTATCTGGTCTTAAAACAAAACCGGTAAAGACAACAAGTACACAAAATGTGGTTCCAGTCAAAGACGGAAGCACCGTAAGTATTCAAGATTTAAAAGATATGCAATCGGCTAAACTACCTACTCGGTCCACCAAACGTAAAAAGAGTGAAAAAACCAGTATAAGTTTAGATATATAACTTTAGATATATAAATTATCTATAATGGTTCTGTTTGTGGCGTCGACAACATTATAAACCATACGGTCAATATACACATCATAATAATTAACAGCGTATTACAACAGATTGATTCAATTCTATTTGTATTATTGGTTACTAATATTTCAGGTTGTAATAATTTTATAGTTGCGCGACTATTGCAACATATACAACGGTCTTCATTATGCTGTTGAGACCATCGTTGTATACATTCAGAATGAACGGTATAATTACAATTACACGAGCTAGTATAAATATCATTACCTTTTAGTAATGGAGCTTCATTTGACCCATCATAACATATTAAACATTGGTTTATTTCAGACTCATCGTTATTATAGACATCTTCTACATCAACACATATTGACATAATATACTTTAGTATATTATGTTATTACCTTATAATATATAATATATAATATATCTATATCAATATCAATATCAATTTAATTATAATATATATAATATAATATGTCGTTATGTTTAATAGCTAGATTTAAAAATGAAAGACATATAATGTATGAATTTGTAAACCACTATTTACAAGAAGGTGTAGACTGTTTAATCTTAGTGGATGATAATTCAGACGATGATTATATGGATTTAAATAAAGATTGGATGGATAATTTAATTGAAACAAAGAAAATAATAATTAAAAAAGCTACATTAGATCAACATCAAGAATACAATTTACATTTAAACGAAATTAAAAAATTTGAATGGGTAATTATGTGTGATATGGACGAGTTCATGTTTAGTGTTCCGGATAATTCAACATTAAAAAGTTTAATTAATACTAAACTATCTAGTTATGATTCTATTCGTGTTCCTTGGAAATTATTTAATCATAATTGTTATTACCAGCCACAATCTGTAATAAACGATAATGTATATACTCATCAATCGCCATTAGATTCTACTTCACCATCCAAAGGATATAAATATATAGTAAGAACTAATACTATTATAAAACTAAAAATACACGATTGTATAATTAAAACAAAAAGCATATTAACTATATGCGATTGTCACAATAATTTAATTCAAAATAACCATTATAGAACTCAATCAGAAGAATATTTAAGAGGTGTTAAAGAAATGAGAGGTGGTGGAGTACGTAAAGAAAAATATAAAGGGTTTGCCGCTCACAAACAACCCATTTATACCAAGCAATGTAGATTATTAATAAATAAGAGAAAAAAATTGATAAATAACTGTCTGTCAAAACAACAAGTTAATCCTAAAATATATACTTCGTCTAGTTTTGCAAAAGAACAACATAATATGTAATTAAAATTGTAAATATAATAAATTAAAGATAAATCTTATTATATAACTAAATGAAACTATTCAAGATGCTAGGGTGTTTATTTTTAAATCCATACTTTAATAATAATATTGATTATCTTTATTTTAATAAACCGGTATGTTTCATTAATTTAAAACGTAGACAATCTATTTTGACAAAATGGTATAATTATGACCATAATAAAATATATCGACCAATTAAAAATGACTTACCACATACCTTTATTTGGTCTCCTAATGCTAATAAAACACAACACGTACAATATTTGGTAATTGGTAAATTGAAAGACGAAATATTTGAAGTTGCACATATTATACCAAGACCTTATATTCTAGATGGAAATATGTTGCAATTAAAATCTGACCTAGAACACTATAATACACCCTTGCGATTTGATTATTATAAAGTTACATAAATTACAAAGTTATAGGGATTATTTCTCCTGAACAGTTAAGTATATTAACCGGTTTATTTTTACCACCAGCATTTGTAAATATACGTTGAGTTTTCCAATTGGTTAGAGGTACGGATGGATCATAATACAGAAATACTTTTTTCTTAGGATTAAAAGGTACATTACTACTGGTAGGTCTTGAAAATATAATGTTTGTATTGTCTGAACATATCTGTGTATTTATTGGAGGAGGTGTATATACTCCATAATTAAATAATGCTTGTTCTACAGGAGTAACTGGGAATTTTGGTTTTTGTCCGATTGGATTGTTTGAAATATATGAAAACTTTTGTTTTTTACTCATATTTGTAGAATTTTTTTTATACTGTAAGACTTCAGCTTTACGTCTCATGTCTAAATCTTCTATGGAATAGGATGCATTTGCAATACAAGAATTGGTAGTCCTAGACCAGGTATTCGGTGGTTCAGGACCACCACTTGGCCACGAACGATTACAATTCATTATATATAGACATAATAAATTGTAAAATGTAAAAATGTTTAGGGATTATACATATCATTATTTCCTGCGAAAAACCACCTTGTAGACAAATATCGAGGTTTTGCATCTAATGCATTATTACCACCACCAAGTATATTCAAACATGGACCTTTATCAATAATGGATTGGATTTGATTTGTACCAATAGCAGTATTGAAATACCTTAAGCATGAAGTATATCCGGAAAATCCACCATTCATAGATACATATACATCTCCATAATTTTGTTTGGGTACACTTTCCAGAATATGTCTTTTCACTAAACGACCGTTGATGTATACATCTAACTTGTGTTGTTCATCTACACGTACGATAACATTTACCCACTTATTTAATGGTATATCTTTGATAATAACTTCTTCATTTATAGTTTCAAAAGTATTCATAACTACTACCAAATCATTTGTAGAAGGTGCAATATATAATCCCGGGGCGTTATTTGGCTGATTCATTCCTATTGGAACCTCAGTAACATTTACGTTGTCGTTTCCTTTATGAAAAATATGCTTATATTCATCCTCTCTGTATTGTAAATCGGTTATATTAATCCATACAGACCATGTAAACACTAAACCATCATTTGCATTTTGCGATCTCATAACAGGTATGGATCCTTTGACAGAAGGGTCTTGTGGTATTCGCATAAACTGTTTCGCATCAATCATTCCATTTATCAGTACTGGATCTTGACTTGGAGAGAATATATATGACATAATAGATGTTCCTAAACGTAAAGTCATCACAAATAATATCAACATTAATAAAAGAAAAGCAAACTTTGCGACTATACTATTGGACTCTAGGAAGTCTTTTGTTCCGGATAAATATTTATTGGATGCAAATCTACTAAATACGCCTCCTGTATTTGTATCTCCGGGATTAGAACTCATAACTATATACTAATATAAGATAAATTGTCAGTATGTATAGGTTATATTTCAAAACTGGATTGTTCCTGATTATCTTCTAAGAAACTTACTTTAATTCTATATTTATTGAATAGCGAACCTATAGCACTGCCACCAAATCCAGATTTATATATGTTATAAGCTTGTTGTGGATTTGTTGCATCGTCCCAATATTCAAAATTAGAAGTCCAACCGCTGAACCCTCCGCCCGGCGTAACGGAAATATCTGCATCTGGGTTCACCTTGGCTACTCCAGGCAATACACACGTGCGTACCAATTTACCATCAACGTACATATCTAGAGTACGACCGTACAAACTTATTATCAGATTTACCCAACTTTGCAATGGAAAGTTAGTTATAGAACATTTATGTACGATAGATGTATCTGTCACGGTACCTGTGGTTTGATTTTGTGGGTAACACGAAACAGAAACAATTATATTGTTTTCTACTGCTCCTAATACTATACCAGGACTAGAATATCCATCTTCATCTTTTCTTTCTAATAATACTTTTTCTTCACCAAACCGGTAGTTCCAATCCTGAACATAGAACCACATAGAATAGGTATAATTGCTTGTATTGTTATTATTTGGAAGAGTGCTGGCATCTATAGTTTGCGATACATCCCCTTCTTGCATGGTAGTTAAACTAGTAGATGCTTTAAAAAATACTGTTAATATTAGATACAATACTACTAGAACTACAAGTATAATCAATACCGTTTTGACGATTTCCATATTATATAATAGAAACAGAAATTATCTAAAGTATTGGTTGTGGTAATCCTTTTAATGTCTTATATGCCAATCGAATATGTCTTTCTTGAAGAATTTCTTTATGAAATACCACATTACATATGCCTCCCTCTATACCTCGTTCTTCGCCTACATTTATATTTTCCATAGTCATATATGGAGCGATGTTTGGTTTTGAGCCTACCAGCGTACCATTTAAAAATACATCCATATTTGCACCATCATAATTAATGACTATATTGTTCCATGTTTGATAATTTAATTCATCCGTTTCATATATTGTAATTTCATCATCCCCTTTAATATTACAGTTTACTCGTAGTTTAGGTGTAGGAAAAGCACCTCCATAATATTCGACAGCTGGTTTCCTTGCAAATTCAAATATATTCGTCCATTTATTGTAGGAAGCTCTCGTGTTTGGAGGCTGTGGATTAATCCAAAACCAAGCCGATAGTGAATACTTATAAGCTTTATTTTCTACGTTACCTTCGTGTAAAACTTCATAACTTCCTAATTGTGTTTGTTTATCTAAATAAACAGGGTATCTCAATAAAAGATTTCCATCACGTGTTACCAAATACGTGAATAATTTTGGTATTAATATAGTTAATGCTATTAAAATAATTTCAAATGCAAGAAGCAACAATACAGAATTAGTAGTAATATTATATTGGTTTTTAAACCATTCTACCAGGTCTATCATTGCGCACGGTACATACATTATAAATGCAACCATAAGCGAGAGAAATGTTTTTTTTTGATCTTGACTTCCTTTTACAAAGTTAGCAAGCGGGGTAAATACAGAGTATAATAATGCAATTGCTCCAAATAAAATAAATATATTGACCGTATTAGAAAAAATGTCACCTATGTTTGGGACTATGGAAATCAACCATATAAATACATAGATTAACAGTACACTTACACAAACAGTCAATATAGTAAAAATTATTTTTATTGCTACGTCCCAAAATCCAACATCTATTTTTATGCCTGCCTGTGAAAACATATTTTTATTTTGTACAAATAAATAGGTCAATACTTGAAAAATAGCAAACATTAATACAAAAATATTCGCTAGCGCAGGATAGTTTTCAGAAATTCCTAACGGAGACCATTTGTAGATGATTAATAACAAAATTATCATTTCAACAATAGATGCTAGAATATAATATGTTGGATTTGTGATGACTACAGCCATACCGTCATGATAATATTCTTTTATTTTAGATAACATATAATATATGATTATAAGATATCCATACAAAATAACATACTAGACTATAGATTTTCTAGTGATGTTTTCTGTCCATGACAATCTCTACATAGAGCTACCAAATTATCAATATTATTTGTACCACCATTATCTAGTCTAACAGTATGATCTACTTCAAACCACGCTGGAAGCGTTTTGTTACAATTTCCACAACACCAACCTTGTTGCGACGCAACATATTTTTTTTTTGTTTCACTTACAGATCTTTTATTGGAACCTCCAGATTGTCTTAATTTTGTAGAGTATTGTGATTGGTCTACATTGGTGTTTTGTTTCGTCATTTGTAGAAATGGAGTCAATACGTCAGATGTATTTTTATCGATAGGTAAATATTTTATTACTCCGCTTGCAGAGGATAATAATGTTCGTGTATCTGACGGATATTTTTTAAAAAATAAATAAGCAGACATTCCCGCAAAAGCTATTCCTGCCATTTGATAATATTTTGTCCAAGATTTAAGTATAGTTATATATTTTCCATCGTAATACGTGTTGACTACAAAGAATCCTGTTATTAATAATACAAGCAATTCTACTTTCATGTTATGTTATACTATAACAAGAAATTTTCTAGATTTGGTTTAAATTCACTTTATTTATACTAGGTATAGTTTTACTTGGATTTTTTAGTCTTTGTTTGTATTTTACGACACCTATTCGTGTTGGCAATAATGCGATATCCTCGAGGACATCTTTTTCTACCAACAGCTAGTTGTATTTCACTTGGCGAAGACCGACTTGATATAGATTGTCCGCTCTTCACAGATAACCCTCTATTCGAATAAGAACTTCTTCTACTCGCCGCCGGTGGGTCCATATACGTAGAAGACCGTGACTTTAACGAAGACCTCGCGCTTGAAGCATAAGAAGATTGTCCACTTTTCACGCTCGATGACATATTTGGCATAGGAGTTCTATTTTTTAAGGTAGGTTTAGGTACACCGCATACAACGGATAAATATGTGAGGTCTTTCACTAATTCGTCTATTGGTATTCTATCTGCAGCATACGTATCACCGAAACAATATTTAAATAAAATATCTGATACGTGAACGTTTAATGGTATAGAACGAAATTTTCCCACATCACTAAAAGAAACACAAAAATCTACATAGGACATTAAAAATCCCCATACATCTACATTATATTTGTACACTTCATTAAAATATTTCTCCATATTGAAACGTCTACCGTGCGATATACCGTTGGGAGCAACTTCTAAATAACGATCAAGTACTTTGGCAATATAATCAACAAGATAGTTGTATCCTAACGTTCCATTATTAAAACACATGTCATTTACTGACCATTTTCTCCGAAAACTCATATTACTAGTATCATAATTTGCCCCAGAAAGTGTTCTTATTCTTCCTAATACCATAGATATAAAACCTGTATGACCTTCGCCGATACGTTCTGCAGAATGTTCCAATAACTTAGATGCAATCGTTTTTAAAAATGATTTGGGGACAATTTGGTTGTTTTCTTGTGGATAATTTTCTATAATATACTTTCTTATTTGTGCGTTAGTTATTAACGTAAACAAAATATTTGAAAATGGAGAATTAAACATCAAAGGACGATTTTTCACTTCAGGTATCACAGATACATTTGTATTTATTACTCCTGCTAACCCCCAATCAATCACGGTAATGTTAGGCATCTTATTTATGTTTTCTGGAGAATCCCATCCTGTATTTACTAACATATTATCCCCTTTTAGATCTAAATGTAGTAATCCAAGTGCATTCATAGGAACAATCGCATTTTCTAAGGTGTCAATTAACCCCCAGTTTAGTAAACCGAACATTTTTATAGCATAATTTATTGCACTAGTAGAGGTTCTATTATTAATTAAAGTAGCAATAATTTTCATTTCGCTACTTATGCTTACTCCTCCATCAGGAATATTAATAGTACTCATTTTACTAAGAGAACTCGGGTCATTCACATTGCTAGCGGTGATTCCTAATTTATCATTCATTAAATCACATTTTGTATTAAATCCTTTTTTGTCTTCTTCCGATAAGGGTCCAAAATTCTCACATTCAAATATATCGTCTAATAAAAAATAATCTTTGTAATTTGGAATTTGTTTTACTATAGGTAAAATTTTTATATTTTCCTTCATTTCTTCCTTGGCGTTTTTTTTAGTCAACAGTTTAGTGATGTATGGTCTAGTTTGCAATTTAGCATTCAACGCAGGGTCTTGACACTTTATTGGCGGTCTAAACACACATCCAAATCCACCTGCAGCAACGACTTCCCCCGCATATTCTTTGTCTACGGATGAGTTAATATACGAACGCGATTTTCTTGTTAAACGATGTGGCATATATAGTATCATTATATAATTTACATTTTATTTCTTGTATAGATGTATTCCCAAGGCTATAATACCTAGAATCAATATACGTGTTATGAGTTTATCTCTTTCTATGCGTTTGGTATTTGGTTTAACATTACTAGATTTTGGAGTTACGCATTATATAGTATTATACTTATTTCCTGTAAAGATATCCAACAGCAACCAGAATACCAGTTAAAATGATACAAAATGCTATTTTCTCTCTTCTTCTTCTCTCCTGATGATCTTTTACTTCCTTAGGTTTATATTGTTCGTAATATTCTGAAAGAGCTTCTTCAAGATTTATCGTTGGTAAGTTTAGAGCGGTATTGATTTTATTATGTATAAAATGTGTCCATCTTACAAGAGACTGCCGTGATTCTAAATAGGGTGATACCGGGTATTTATCTAAAAATTTACTGAAATTATTACCAATTTCTTCTACAGGCAAAAATAAAGGGAGATTCTGATAAAAATCATAGTATTTTTTCTTGATGACTTCATTCGGAGTTTCAGAATAGGTTAATGCTATTGTGTGCAATACAAACCAATATTGTGGTCCCCATATTTTAGGGTCTAGTGACATTAAACATATAATATATTAAAATTGGCTTAATTAACCACAATACTATATAGTCATACTAATAAACTATAGTAGTTTTTGATTTATTATTACATTAATATTTTATGAATTATACACATTTAATACTCTGGTTATCAATATTGTATATATTATTTCATAGAAATAAATGAACTACTAGATACAAGTATACAAACCATTGAATTGTTGCACACAGAAATGATAAACAGACGATTAAAAAGAAAATTAAAATAGTATTATTGGGAAGATACAATACAATAATAATGTATGATTGGTAATGCTAACGATAATAAGCTGAATATAAATGTCTTGACATATGTCTACATACGCACGCACATTCATCTGTGTAGTCACGATTATAATGTGGATTATAATTTGGTTTTGGATTGAATTGTTGGCATTTAATATCTGGTTTGTAATAAGAGTGTCTAGTACAACACCTGCATTTTTTGTAGTAATGAAACATATACAAAATGTCTGTTGGAATAAATTGTGATTTTATGAATTCACTCATACATTCTCCTCCTCCTTCTTCATCCCACGCATCTTGTATAACCTCTTGTATGGGGTGATGTGTGGATGAAATTGAATCACAATTGTTTCTCATATATACTCTGTGGTTTGGATATCCAAAGGAATAGATATCACGAATGATATCGTCGCATAAGTCGTTTACTTGAAGTGATGAGTTCATGTTAATGTTGGCTTGTTGTATAATTCATATACTTATATATGAGTGTATTTCAATTTTTTTGAATAAGTTCTAAAAGATATAAATACACTACATTATGCATTATAATGTTGAGAAGTTTTAATTTTTGTAATAATTGTGGTGGTAATGGACATGTATTTCATCAATGTAAAAAACCAATTACAAGTATTGGTATAATTGTATATAAACACGATGACGTGACGAACGACATATTATATCTTTTAATACGAAGAAAAGATACATTAGGTTTTGTAGATTTTATGCGCGGGAAGTATAATATACACGATAAGAAATATATTCAAAATATTGTAAATGTAATGACGAATGAAGAAAAAAGACGTATATTGAAATTTGATTTTGATGTGTTATGGAGACAATTATGGGGAGAAAATGTGGGGATACAATACAGAGGTGAGGAAAAAACCTCTAGAGACAATTTTAATAAACTGAAAGCAGGAATAATGCACAAAGATAAATTCTATACATTAGAAAGCATTGTGAATGAATCGCCAAATATATGGGACGAACCTGAATGGGGGTTTCCAAAAGGTAGAAGGAATTATCAAGAAAAAGATATACCGTGTGCTATCAGAGAGTTCTCTGAAGAAACCGGTTATAGGTCATCCAGTATTCAAATTATTCAAAACTTAATGCCTTTTGAAGAAGTGTTTACAGGGTCTAATTTGAAGTCTTATAAACATTGTTATTATCTAGCGAATTTGTGTCAAGAACCACTAGATAGTCCAATATTTCAAAAAACAGAAGTAAGCGATATGAAATGGTTGACTTATAAAGATGCATTACACCATTTTAGGAATTATAATTTAGAAAAAAGTGATATTCTAACAAGAGTTAATACAACGATATTAAATTATAGAATATCTAGATAGTGTATAATATATGGCAAGTGAAATTATAGAATTAAAAGACCCAATACCCGTACAAACGTCCATTCTAGAAGAAAATGAAGATATTATCCCAATACCAAAAGGGATGAAGCGATGTCCGAATGGATATACAAAAATACCTAATACAAATAATTGTCGAAAGAAAAATATAACCAAAAAACGAAAACAAAAAACAGCTACATCTCCGGAAAAGATAGAACCAATTGAAATTATAGAATTAAAAGACCCAATACCCGTACAAACGTCCATTCTAGAAGAAAATGAAGATATTATCCCAATACCAAAAGGGATGAAGCGATGTCCGAATGGATATACAAAAATACCTAATACAAATAATTGTCGAAAGAAAAATATAACCAAAAAACGAAAACAAAAAACAGCTACATCACCAATTGAAATATACGATGATACATATTCTTATTTATATCCAACATATGATGACCCAAATTTCACTAAAAAAATAACAGAACGTAAAGAATTTTATGATACACGATACGAGAAACCTTCATTAAGTGATACGATTGAAGAAGTATCTGATAAGTTATGCAACGCGGAATTTGAGTTAGCACCACATCAAATGTTTGTGAGAAATTTTTTATCTTTTCAAACCCCATATAACGGGTTATTATTGTACCACGGGTTGGGTAGTGGGAAGACTTGTACGGCGATAAGTGTTTCTGAAGAAATGAGAAATTATCTTAAACAAATGGGTATAACCCAGCGGATTATTATTGTAGCTTCCCCAAACGTTCAAGAAAACTTTTATTTACAATTGTTTGACGAGAGAAAATTACAATTGACAGATGGTTTATGGAATATAAGAGCGTGCACCGGTAACAAATTCTTAAGTGAAATAAATCCTATGAATATTAAGGGATTACCAAGAGAAAAAGTAATCTCACAAATAAAACGTATTATCAATACCGCATACGTATTTATGGGATATATCGAATTTGCAAATTATATCAATAAAAAGACTAGTGTTTCGAGTGAACTTTCAAGTAGTCAACAAGAAAAGGTGATACAACAAAAATCAAACAAGGTCTTTAAGAATAGATTAATAATAATAGATGAAGTCCACAATATACGTATGACGGAAGACAATAAAGATAAACGCGTGGCAGTAGAACTAATGAAATTAGTTAAAAATGTTCCACACATGCGACTTCTTCTTTTATCCGCTACACCGATGTATAATAGCTTCAAAGAAATAGTATGGCTATTAAACATATTAAATGCAAATGATAATCGACCACAATTTCAGTCAAAAGATGTATTTGAAGCAGACGGGTCATTCAAAGTAAATTCAGAAGGAGAAGAAGTAGGTAAAGAATTACTAATGAGAAAGGCAACTGGATATGTTTCCTTTGTTAGAGGTGAAAATCCATATACATTTCCCTTCCGGATATGGCCTTCTGAGTTTGAGCCAGAAAGAACTAGTATAGGAATGCAGCCGCCAGTTATACAAATGAACGGTACGAATATTATTAGACCTATAGAACTATTGGATTTATATACAAGTCCTATAGGAGAGATACAACAAATTGGGTATGACGTCATTATCGATAACTTAAAAAAAGATATGATTGGAAAGGATGGGTCCACATTATTACCTTCTTTTGAAAATATGGAGGGGTTTGGTTATACTTTATTGCAACGACCTTTAGAAGCATTAAATATTATTTATCCTGATACAAGATTGATAGACGGTTCCGAAACGGTGGTGGATTCAAAAGAACTAGTAGGGAAAAATGGATTATCGCGTATAATGCAATTTCAAGAAACTATGACACCCTTATTTAGAGGGGATTTTGAATATAAATCCACAATTTATGGTAATATATTCTCTCCAGAAGAAATAGGAAAATATAGTGGTAAAATAAAAAATATTTGCGATTCTGTAAAGAGTTCTGAAGGTGTTATATTAATTTATTCGCAATACATCGATGGTGGACTGATACCGATTGCGTTAGCTTTGGAAGAAATGGGAATGAGGAGGGCAGGTGGACGACGTTCGTTATTTAAAGAAGCAAAAACAGAAGAAGTAGATGCCATTACGTTTAAACCTATGTCTGAAACAAAAGACTTTTCTACGGCATCATATGTAATGATAACCGGCGATAAAGCAATCTCTCCAGATAATGTTAGTGATTTAAAACTGTCAACCAATTTGGATAATAAAGATGGAAAAAAAGTAAAAGTGATATTAATCTCACAAGCAGGTTCTGAAGGGTTGGATTTCAAGTTTATAAGACAAGTTCATGTTCTGGAACCTTGGTATAATATGAACAGAATAGAACAAATCATAGGAAGAGCGGTAAGAACGTGCAGTCATAAAGATTTACCTTTTATAAAAAGAAACGTACAAATATTCTTGTATGGATCGTTGTTGTTGAGACCAAGAGAAGAAGCAGCAGATATGTATGTATATAGACTAGCAGAACTGAAATCGCTACAAATAGGTGTAGTAAGTAGAGCTTTGAAAGAAATATCAGTTGACTGTATGTTAAATTCAGACCAAACAGGATTTACAATAGAAGAAATGAATACCACGGTTCGTCAACTGCTTTCATCTGGTAAAAATATCAATTACGCGGTAGGCGACCGACCTTACACGTCTACGTGCGATTACATGAGTAAATGTAGTTATACGTGTATGCCAAACAGTAAAATTGACGACAATAACATAAAATATGACACGTATAATGAAAGTTTTATTATGATGAATAATGATAAAATAGTTCAGCGTATTAGGGATGCATTTAAGGATAAATTTTTTTATGATAAAGAACAATTGATTCAAATAATTAACGCAGTAAAAAAATATCCATTATTACAAATAAATGCAGCTTTGAATTTGCTTACAGAAGATAAAAATGAATACCTGATTGATATGTATGGACGTACAGGAAGATTAGTAAATATTGCAGAATTATATCTGTTTCAACCGTTAGAATTAAAGAATAAACAGATATCTATTTATGACCGTTCTACTCCTATTGAATACAAACGTTCTGAGTTATTATTCGAGCCTATAAATGACCCAGAAACGATTGTTTTACAACAAAATGATGTATCATTTAAAAATAAAAACCAGGGAAAAATAATAATAGAAAAAATGCGGGAAAACTTTGAAACCGCAATTACTCCACAATCTATTGATGTTGGAACGGACGATTGGTACACGTTTTGTAGTGTGGTGTTGCCTATACTAGAACAAGAAGGTTGGGAACGTTCTATGTTAGAACAATTTATAATAAATCATATTGTTGAATCTGTACTTTTTAATGATTTTTTAATATTAATAAATTATTTAGAATTGTTAGATGATGATGATATATTTATAAAAAGAATACGAGAGTATATACGTAGTATTGAAATAACATCATCAGGAATAACAGGGATACTTCTTCAAAATATAGGGAAACAACAGTTAATCGTAACTTCAGGAAAAAGTTCTAGGACCTGGGATATAGCACAATCTCAAGATTACGAAGATTTGAAAGAAGCGATTTCATCCAAAATTGGTGAAATATTGCCTATATCCGAAAAATTGGCTGAATATGTGGGATTTATGGATAATTTCAAAAAAGATTATATGGTTTTTAAAATACGAGATATGAAACAAAAAAGAAATACTGGAGCTAGATGTGATCAAGCAAGTAAACCAAAATCGATAAAAATATTAAACGATTTGGGAGAAAGCCAATACACCACAAAAAGCAAATTAACTAGACATGAGTTATGTGTTATCCAAGAATTTGTTTTAAGAAAATATGATTTGCAGCGAGAGAACAATAAAAGGTGGTTTCTAAAACCTTCAGAAGCATTAATTATTAATGATATGAAAAAAGATAAATGAAAAAATGAAAAGATTTAAAATTATACGCTAATAGTATACAATGTCAGTTACCACAGAATCCACAAAGATTATTGCCGCAACCAAACGTGATGCAAATAAAAAGAGAAATACAACGATTAGTATATATGCACCAACGATGATAACCAAACGTCTAATGATACCAATTGTTAATGTTGGAGATAACATCAAGGAAGTTTTAGAGAAAAAAATTGGTTTTGATATAGAAGGACGTTGTATTGTAGAAGGTTACGTAAAACCCGGTAGTTGTAGAGTATTAAGCTACTCAAGCGGTGAGCTATTTAACAGTAGTGTAATGTTTGATGTAGTAATTGAGTGCTTGGTGTGTTGTCCGGTCGAGGGTATGCATATTAATTGTATCGCAACAAATATAACTGAATCTGCTGGTATTAAAGCAGAAACAGACGAACAACCAAGTCCAGTCATTATATATGTTGCACGGGATCATCATATAAATAATCAATATTTCTCAAGTGTTAAAATAAATGATACTATAAAAGTTCGTGTGATAGGACAGCGTTTTGAATTAAACGATAAATACATTTCTGTAATTGCGGAATTAATAGAAGATAAATCTGCAAAATATGCTCCTAAGAAAAAAACAAAATTGGTTATAAAAGAATAAAATGATATTAAAAACATTACTATTATTATTAGAATTAGTATATATGGCAGATTTACGTAATCTCAAAGAATATATTGAAAGTATGAGTAAACATCACCAAGTAGAAGTATTGAGAATTTTAAAATCGAGTTCAGATACACATTTAAACGAAAACCAAAACGGAACTTTTGTTAATCTCTCTTTGCTAACTGCGGAGGAAATTGATGCTTTGAATGATTATAGCGAATATGTCAAAGAGCAGCAGAAAACACTTGCTTTAATTGAAGCAAAAAAGCAAGTCATAGCAAACAAATACTTTAAGGATTATAAATACTATAATGATAATAAAGATACTATACTAGATACATGAAGTAACCCGCACATATGCTGTCTAAATTAACACCACATATGTTGACGAAAGAAAGACTAGATGATTGGCTTAGTAATGTAAATGTAAATGTAAATATGAATACTAAGCCTACCGGGTTAAAGTCTAACAATATACAAAAAACAACACCAAAAATAAAAAATAATATCGTTATCACACAAAAGGATAAATTATTTTGGTCTTTTTATATAATTGTATGTGGTGTGGACGGTTACAACGAAATCCAGTCAAAAATATTTACAACGGAAAATGATTTTAAATATGAAAGTATTACTAAAATCAGAGAAAAAGATAAAATGTTAAAAAGTGTAAAGTTGAAAATACAAGATGTTGAAAGCGAACTTATTTCCAATAAGAAAATAACTATGAATGTTTTACACGCTCTAGCAATTGCGTACGAAAAATCGATTGTTTTTATTCACGACAGAATTTACTATGAATTTCCATATGGGGAAACTTATTTTTTAATTGAAAGAAAAAAAAACGATTTAATTTTGCATTTAAATGACCAATATGCAAATATTTTACAAATTAAAAAAGATTTGTATCATATCAATAATACGAACAAGAAGATTAAAGGTATTGGCTCTTTTACAGCGAAAGAAGTACAAGAAATCGCTGTAAAATTACAAATAGAAACGGTTTCTGAAACAGGGAAACCTTTGACAAAAACAAATTTATATAATGCAATCGTTATAAAAATTGAAAAATTGACATAAATATTATAGTATATTATCTATATATATCATGACGAATACCACTCCCATCAAACAAACACTTGATGGAATTCTCAAAACATATTTAGATAATATACAAAGAGGCGGACGGGATGGAACAAGTGAAATGGAAATCCGGTTCGGCACCGCTAGAGGCATGAAACCAGTATCTAGAATAGAATACGATGATGTTATTAAACGATTAATGTCCGCAGGATTTACACTAAGAAACTCTGAATATCACCTTCGTATATTCAGCGAATATACTGATCCTAAAACAGGGGTTACACGGATATCTAATGTGCGCGCGGAACTATCCGGGCTTTCTACTATTTCAGAATATTGTAAATCGGATACTCTTGATAAAATTTATACAGATGGCAGAGTAAAATTTATACAAAAGTCTTTTCAACGGATAAACGGCGATATTGCGGAACCATACGACGCGACTGATTATAATTTTAAAGCAACGCTTAGTTTAGAAAAAGATTTAACACAAACCAAATTAGCAAGGTCGATGGTTACCTCGTGGAAAGATAGTAAGAAAGAATTTAGATATTTAAATCGTCACAGTTTGGTGCATCCAGATTATCCATTTGTAGTAGATATGAGCATTGTACGACAATCCGCAAGAAAAGGTCGTAATACAGAAAGAAGTTACACGTTTAAGGATGCTAAGTTGCAATCTTCACAGGATAAATATGAGATTGAAATAGAAGTAAACAATTATGATGTGGGTATAGGGACAAAATATAATACTCCTTTGGAGTTGGCGTCTGTCATAAAGAAAACTATTATGTTGATTTTATCAGGTCATCAAAATACAAATTATCCCGTATCATATCCAGTACAAAAAGATGTTCTGGAAGACTATATGAAACTAATATGGGGGAGCAAGTATAAAGAGGGGCAGAGGGTTTACCCCAAGAACTTTTTGGGTCCTTCCTCTATTGCTTTGCAAGTAAGTAATATTTCAGAAGAAAATGAAGATGCAAATATACCCAACATACGTACTGGATATACCGTAACGGAAAAAGCAGATGGAGAAAGAAAACTGATTTTAATTTCAAACGATGGAAACATATATTTATTAGATACTAACATGAAAGTGCAATTTACAGGATCTAAAACACAAAACAAAGCTCTTTATAATTCTATTATAGATGGGGAGCATATTTTACACGATAAAGAAGGTAATTTCATTAATTTGTATGCGGCGTTTGATGTATATTTCGTAAATGGAAAAGACATCCGAACTTTGGGGTTTATGGGAGTTGTGAATGATGATCCTACTAATTTCCGTTTACCACTATTGAATGATGTATTTCAGCAACTTAAACCTCACGGAGTTAACGCCATAGGGACACCTTCTCCTATGAGATTTGAAGTGAAAACATTTTATACTAGTACCGACACACAAAGCATATTTCAAGCTTGTTCCTATTTAATGACAAGAATAAAGGATGGTATTTTCGAGTATGAAACAGATGGACTTATATTTACACCTATGCTTACTGGGGTTGGAAGTAATAAGATTGGCGAAACTACACCTCCTCGTAAAATAACGTGGGACTTGTCGTTTAAATGGAAACCACCAGAGTTTAATACAATTGATTTCATGGTAACGTTTCAACGTGGAACCGATGGACAGGAAAATATTAAAAATTTATTTCAAACTGGTACAGGTCTTACCACCTCCACGCAGCTGACACAATACAAAACTGCGGTGTTAAGAGTAGGCTTTGATGAAGCAGTTCATGGTTATACAAACCCGTGTTTAAATGTTATTGAAGACAATCTTCCTATAGTAGGCGACAAAGATAATGAAGAGGGATATAGACCAGTACAATTCTTTCCTACAAACCCTAACGATGATGATGCAGGCATATGTAATCTTCTAATGATGTCTGCTCCAGGCGGAACGAATGAAGTGTTTACAGAGAACAAAGAAGTTATTGAAGACAATACTATTGTAGAGTTTCGATACAACGATACAAAAGAAAAAAAATGGAGATGGGAACCTTTACGTGTAAGATATGATAAAACAGCGGACCTCCGTAGTGGTGGTAAAAATTTTGGGAATGCCTATCATGTTGCGAATAGCAACTGGCATTCTATACATAATCCTGTGACAGAAGAGATGATTTCAACCGGACAAAATATCCCTGATATGGTAAGCGACGATGACGTATATTACAATAGAGTATCCAAATCAACAGTTACCAGGGCTTTGAGGGATTTTCACAATCTGTATGTTAAAAAAAAATTGATTTTATCGGTTTCAAAACCAGGAAATACACTTATAGATTATGCGGTTGGTATGGGTGGCGATTTTACAAAATGGATATCCGCAAAATTAGGATTTGTGTTCGGTATTGATATTTCAAGAGACAATATTGAAAATAGAATGAAAGGAGCGTGTGCTAGATATCTTAATTATAAAAAACAATTCAAACAAATGCCTAGTGCGCTATTTGTTGCAGGAAACAGTTCGGCGAATATTCGCGACATGAGTGCTATATTTACTGAAAAAGGAAAACAAATAACAAATGCAGTATTTGGAAAAGGTGCTAAAAATGCAACAGAGTTAGGAAAAGGAGTATATAAACATTATGGTATTGCAGAACAAGGTTTTGACGTATCATCTATTCAATTTGCAATTCATTATATGTTTGAAAATTTAACAACGTTGAATAATTTTGCAAGAAATGTAAGCGAAACGACTAAAGTAGGTGGGTATTTTATTGGGACTTGTTATGACGGTAAACGCGTGTTCAATATGCTTAATGGTACAAAACAGAATGAGAGTATCCAACTGAAAGATCGAGATATTAAAATGTGGGAAGTAATAAAACGTTATGATAGAGATGAATTCGTAGCAGACTCCACTTCTGTTGGATTCACAATAGATGTATATATGGAGTCAATTGGTAAAATGTTTAGAGAATATTTAGTAAATCTCGACTATCTAGATACTTTAATGATTAATTATGGATTTACGTTAATAACATCTGAAGAAGCAAATGTATTGGGATTACCTGGAGGCAGAGGGACATTTCGCGATTTATATGCAGGAATGGAAGATGAAATAAAGCGCAATCCTAAAATGAAATCCGATTACGGAACAGCTTTTGATATGACAGATAACGAGAAAACAGTATCCTTTTTGAATAATTATTTTGTCTATAAAAAGAATTATAATGTAGATGCAAAAAATGTATCCATGAATTTAATGGGACAAACCATTCAAGAAGAATTAAATGAACGAGAAGAAAGTGATAAAGCTAGTAAAATTGTAGAATCAGTAATGAAAGAACAAGCTCAAAAAAAACCTACTAAAACAAAAAAGAAACTTACATTAGTTGACCCTCAAGAAAAAAAACCACCCAAACCAAAAAAGAAACTTAATGTAGTAGCTGAAAGTACCTAAATAATATATTATATGATAATTTATGGGTTATTATTCTCTACCAGCATTACCATTATACGATGATATATCAAATATAATTGAAATACAAAAAAAACCTTTAGAAGAAATACTACCGATTATCAATAAAACATTAGCTAAATATATTAACGGTGCTAAATGTGAAATAGATGATAGACAAAGTGAATGGAGAAAATTTAAAAAATATACAAACTCTTACGAATATATTCATTCCAATATTCCAAACACGAAAATATCAGTTTGTAAACTGATACCTATCTCTCGTTCGTTTTATAAAATGATAGAAACTTGTGATATATTGGATTTGTTTCAAGAGTTACCGAAAGAAAAATGTAAAAGTTTTCATTTTGCGGAAGGTCCTGGAGGTTTTATTGAAGCTATTGCGTATCATAGAAATAATAAAAAAGATAAATATTTTGGTATGACGTTGACAGATGAAAATAATACAACTACAATACCTGGTTGGAAAAAAAGTCAGGATTTTTTGATGAAAAATAATAATGTAACCATTTGGTCTGGATATACGAAAGACGGGGACTTGTTGAAGCCTGTAAATTTAAAGCAGTGTTTTTTACAACATAGTCAAAGTTGTGACATAGTAACAGGAGACGGTGGGTTTGATTTTACGATAGACTATAATCATCAAGAACAAATGAGTCTATCACTTACATTCGCTCAGTGTGCGTATGCTATAGCGTGTCAAAAGAAGGGTGGTAACTTTATGATTAAAATGTTTGATACATATACCCAGCCATCCATCGACATTTTATACATACTTGCAACTATATATCAAAACGTATACATTTATAAGCCACGCTCTAGTAGAAGTGCTAATTCCGAGAAATATATTATATGTAAAAATTTTAAATTATCTGACAGTAAACGATTAGTTAATACGATGTTTAATGTGATAAATAATTTTTCAGAAGGACGATATCCTTATAGATTTTTAAATATTGATATTCCATATAATTTTATATGCTCTATACAAGAATTTAATGCAATTCTCGGACAACGACAGTTAGAATGTATTTCATCCACTTTATCTCTAATGGATAATAATGTTAAGGAACGTTTAGAAAATCTAAAAAAAATACATATTAACAAATGTATTAACTGGTGTCAAAAATATAAATTACCTTATAACAAATACATACATACAACGAATACCTTTTTTCCTTCGTCCAATAACATAGATTAACATTTGTATGTTCTATCTTTTAGTATATTCAACGGATTGCATACATTATTTTTGTTTTTAGACCTTTTAACATTTTAAATTCTGATTATTCTATTTTAAAATGAATGATTCTACCTGTTTCTAATTTAATTGACAACTCAATGGTAAATTGATTTACTTTAACCATATTAAGTATTTCTTTGACTGTTCCTCTCGCGTCCTTGCTTTGAAATGACATACAAATATCATCGCACCATTTATAACCTTTTTCGCCATTTTCCTTTGTTAATTTGAAATTAAATGTAGTAGTTTGTAATATTTTTTGGGTTGGCATAGATTTCCATATATCAACTAAAACAGACCGATAACTCGTATTGGTTGATATATTTTCTTCTTCTTTTTTGATTATACATCCTTCAATCGTTGAGTGTGTAATCTGAGTCATATTAAGTTCATTTTCTGTCATATATTGTTTTTTTGGTGTAAGTATAAGTTCTCCATTAATAATTTCCTGAATATACTTTTCAATATTTGGAATACGGATTAGTTCGGTCATTTTTCTAGTTATTGAATTATAAGTATTATTTCAATTTTTTATAAGTATTATTTCAATTTTTTATAATATCGGCATTTTAAATGTTAAAAGCTTAAGACAACAATTCTTTGTAAATGATAAACAATATTTTGGACTCAACCAATTAGCCTAAAAAATTAAGTAAAAAAATCCATTAACCAAATAATGAATTAAAATATAATTCATATATATAATGGAACGTCCATTGATGATGGTTATACACTCGGTAGTGATTGCTTTAGTTTTATATGTATTTATGATATTTGTATTAAAACAAACGTCGATGGTCGCTGA